ATGAATTATTTGTTGCGCTAATTGTCTACACGTGTGAACATATCTCCATGAAAAATGCCATCGAAAATTTCCGATTGGCCAGTGGACTGTCATTTCAGGAAATTGCTGACCGCTGCGCTATCCGTTCCCGATCTACAGTGCTTCACCACTGTAGGGGCATTAGGCTTATCTCCGCAGAATCAGCTGTGAAATACTCGCATGGGTTAGGCATCCCGCTGTCCGAGCTTCGCCCCGACCTCTGGCCGCCCGCCGAATCCCCCACTCCTCCGGAGAAGGAGGCGCCCCATGCGTGAGCTCATTGGCCGCTACCTTTCCACCGCCTATGCGCTGATGTTCGGCGATATCGCCAGCCGTGAGGACGACCCGGAGCGAATCGTTGCGCTCTGCTTTTGCATCCTCTTCACCATCCTTGCGCTGGAGATGTGGGCCAACAGGATCAACAGGGGGAGACGGTAGGACATGGACATCACCCACTCCCTCTTCGACCTGCTGGCACTGGCTAGCATCATATTTGGCATAGGCACAATCTTCAGGAGGTAACACATGGAAGGCGTCCTTATCACCGGCATTCTGGTCGCTGGCCTCGTCGCTACGCTCTACGTCATCTGCAAATACCTCTAACCGGGCTCCAAAGGAGGGCCGCCTATGAACGACATGAAGATTTTCGAGAACTCCGAGTTCGGCGCCGTGCGCGTCGTGGATGTGAACGGTGAACCCTGGTTCGTAGCCAGGGATGTGGCCAGCGCGCTGGGGTATGTGGACACGACCCAAGCTATTCGCATGCACTGCGAAAAAGCCAAGGATTTCAGGGGCGTTGAAATGACGGCCACCGCTACGCCTATGAAAATCATCCCGGAAGAAGACGTGTATGCCTTGATTTTCGGTTCTCGCCTGGAATCTGCAAAACAGTTTCGTCGCTGGATCTGCGACGAAGTCCTGCCCGCCATCCGCAAGCACGGCGGCTACCTGACCCCGGCCAAGCTGGAGGAGGCCCTGACCGATCCTGACACCATCATCCGGCTGGCTACCAACCTCAAGGCGGAGCGGGAGAAGCGGCAGGCCCTTGAAGCGCAAGCCGCCGCCGACAGGCCCAAGGTGGTGTTCGCGGAATCCATCGAGGTGGCGAAGACCTCCATCCTCGTGGGGGAGATGGCGAAGCTCATCAAGCAGGCCACGGGTTGCGACATGGGCCAGAACCGCTTCTTCGAGTGGCTGCGTGCCAACGGCTACCTGCACAAGGGCGGCAGCGCCCGGAACATGCCCACGCAGCGCTGTATCGACGCGGGCTGGATGGAGATCAAGGAAGGGACGCGCATCGGCTCCAGCGGTGAATGCCACATCACCCGCACGCCCAAGGTGACGGGCAAGGGCCAGATCTACTTCGTGAACCTGTTCCGTGAAAAGAAGGCGGCGTAGCGTCATGGGCGACCTCGTGCTGTTGAATTTCAAGGTGCCCCCGGAGAGTGCGTACAGCATCCAGCGGGAGATGGGATTCCATGACCTGAACCGTTCGGAGTTTGTGCGGCAGTGCATCCGTATCGCCGGGCCGCTGCTGCGAGAGGCGCCGGGGTTGTTGGAAGCTGATGATAAAAGAGTAGCCGACCTGATGGGTAAAGTCGGTAAGATTCTGGTAACACTGGAAAAAGTCTAGAGTGATGACCCCACTCCAGATCGTCCGTACCTTCTGGCCCAGCATTGAGCTGCGCATCGACTACTACAGCAGTCCGGGATGGGAGGGGCAGCTCGTCATCCGTGACCCGGCCTGCCGCCGGGACGTGGCCGCATGGATACGGGAGCACGAGCGGGAGATCATGGACGAGATGCGGGGCGGTGGGCCGCAGGCGGGAAGGAACGCCGGGCGCAGGAAATAGAAAAGCCCCTCTGTCCATCTAGAGGGGCCAAAACGGAGAAGAGGTTCTTTAAAACCTGAGGATTGAAGTCATTATGCACGAGACCATGGCAGAACGCAAGGATTTTCAGTTGGAAAAGGCCAAGGGGGTGAGGCGATGAACATAGATATTCGACTGTCTTTGGATTTCTTCGATCATCCCAAGAGCAAAAAGCTCAAGAAACGGCTGGGCCTTGAGGGAGTCATGGCGCTTCTTAAGTTGTGGGCCTGGACAGCGGGGAACCGTCCGGGCGGCATGCTGACAGGGCTTGATGCCGAGGCCGTTGAGCTGGCCGCGGACTGGGATGGAGAAGAGGGAGCGTTTGTCTCTACGCTGCTGGATCTGCGGCTGCTTGATGATGTTGACGGCACGTTCTCCATCCATGACTGGGAAGACCATCAGGCCTACGCCAGCAAGAGTGAGGAGCGGAGCCGAAGGGGTTCCGCAGGAGCAGCAGGGAAGTGGAAGAAGGATCGAGAAGAACAGAACAGGATGAGCCGCTCAGAACGATTGAGTGCTGCGAGGAAGAAGGGAACTCATACCAGCGAAGAATGGCAGGAGATGGTGAGTTTCTTTGGTGGCAGGTGTGTTCGGTGCGGTGCTGACGATTCTCCCCTCGTCAAAGATCATATCGTCCCGATTTACCAAGGCGGCTGTGACAGCATTCGCAACCTTCAACCATTATGCCGACACTGTAATTCCTCAAAAGGACCTGAAAACGTTGATTATCGTGTTGTTTTTTGTCGTCGTGAAAGTCTTGAAATGCCTGCAAGATGGGCAAAGGACGCCTGCGAACGCCTGCGAGATGACTGCGATGCCTGCGTAACGTCTGGCAAAGCGCCTGCCCCAGAAACCAGAAACCAGGAACCAGTATTTAATACCACTCCTGACGGAGTGGTTGTCGACGCCGTGCCCGGCGACGACCTCAGCGCGGACGTTGGAGCAGACAACAGGCAAGCCTCTGACGGCGAACGACCGGCCAAGGGCAAGGGCTGCCCACCATGTCCTCACCAGGCCATCGTGGATCTTTACCACGAGCTGCTGCCGGAACTGTCCAGGATCAAAGTCTGGGACAAAGAGCGCCAGACGAACATGCAGGCCCGGTGGAGAGATCGTTGGAAAGCCGGGAAGTATGCTTCCCAGCAGGAAGGCCTCGCTTACTGGACAAGATTCTTCGAGTACGTTCGTGACAGGTGCCCGTGGCTGATGGGGCAGGTCTCAGACCGGAATGGAAAGGCATTCCGTGCCGATCTCGGCTGGATGATCCTGCCACGCAATTTCAAGAAAATCATCGAAGGCCGATATGAGGCCATAGAGAGCCAGGATAATGGCGACGACCTGCTGGCGCTGATGGAGGCATCCCGGAAGGAGGCACGGGAGGCGGCAGAACGGCGGGCACGGGAAAATTCGCCCTGGGGGAGGGTAGCGCAATGAGGCAGGATAAATTCGACGGGATGTTACGTCAGGTCTACGCGACGTTCGGCCGGGCTGTCCCCGTGGAAGACGTGAAGGCCGTGATCTGGGAGAAGGTCCGCGACGTGCCCGACGAGGCGGCGCCCTTCCTGGCAGACCAGCTTTGCAACCGGGACGAGCTGCCCCGCAATGTGAGCAAGGCGCTCATGGATGCCTGGGGGACATGGAAGAGCCAGAATCCCACGCGCATCATTCGCGACCATTGCCCGCATTGCCATGACCAGGGCGTGTTCCACTGCTGGGCACAGGAACCGGGGAAAGGCAGGTGGCACAAGTTCGCGGTGTCGTGCCCGTATTGCCAGACACCCGCCGACGGCAGTCGGGTGCCTGCGGATCTCAGAGCCATGCGTGAGTCCGGGATCGATATCATGCC